TGAAATGAATGGCATTCAATATACAATTGAAAGACGCGGCACCAAGAAAAAAGAAAAACATGTTAAGGTAGATGTAGATTTTTATACTGACACTGAAAATTTAAATGGAGAAGAACGAAGTGATACAAACAAATCAATTCGTCGTTATTTAGGCACATATGATGATTTTATTTTAACTGCATTTTCACTTCAAGCTGACAACAATAATTTTATTGAAAAGTCTCAAAAAGAACGCAAAGATTTGCTTTCACAGTTTTTAGATATCACTGTATTTGAACAACTATATCAACTTGCAGCTGACGAAATTAAAGAAACTGCTGGCAAATTAAAAACATATAAAAAAACAGATTTTGATATCATTATCAATGATGCTGATACTATTATTACAAATAATCAACAAGATATTACTAATCTAGAAAAAAAGGAAGATGTATATCAAGAATCAAGAAATGATCTACAAACTAAAATGTTGCAACTTATTGAGACAAAACAGCCAACAACATATAACGGACCAGACATTGATGATTTAATACAAGTAGAAACAACACTCACAAAAAAAGTTACACAATTACAAACAGACATTGAATTAGCAGAAATAAATTTAGAAACGGTTGTTAGTGAATATTTAATAATCAAACGAGATATACGAGCATTTAATGAAAATAAACTAGTTACAGAATTAAGATTATTAGAAAAATTTGAAACTGAATTAGAACAAATTGATTTAACTGTTAAAAAACAACAAGGAATTATAAATGCAAAGCAAGAAAAAATTAATCATCTTTCCGACCATGAATATGATCCGGAATGCAAATACTGTACATCTAACGTTTTCGTACAAGATGCTATTGCGGCTCAAAATACGATTGATACAGATCGATCAATATTAGACGAATTACAACTTAATCAAAAAACTTTAAACACTACAATATTAGAATATGGTGCTGTACGTGTGGAGTTGTCGACATTAAACAATTTAAAACAACTACATGAAACAAATCGTCTATCAATAGAAAAACAAGAATTACAAATTCAAATTTTAGAAAATGATTTGCAAACTCGTGAATCTGAATTAGAAACATGTTTAGAACGACAAGAATTATTTCGTGCTAATGAATCGGCAATTATACATAATAAAACGGTAGATTCAGAAATTGTAAATTGCAAAGAAACAATTGACTCATTAACAAAATTAATAAAACAAACTACGGATACAATTCGAAGTAAACATGGTAAAATTGAAGTTGCTAAAACTACAAAGAAAACGGCAATCGAATCTTTAGACACATACAAACAATTAGAAACTGAATATAAAGCTTATGAATATTATTTAGATTCAGTTAAACGTGATGGTGTTCCATATGAATTAATTGCAAAAGCAATGCCAAAGATTGAAGCTGAAATTAACAATGTATTGAATCAAGTAGTTGATTTTAATATGGTGCTTCAAAGTGACGGCAAAAATATCAATGGATATATTATTTATGATGAAGACAATTTTTGGCCTCTAGAATTAACAAGTGGAATGGAACGATTTATTAGCTCATTAGCAATACGCATTGCATTAATCAATGTTTCCGCATTACCTAGACCCAATTTTATTGCAATCGACGAAGGATGGGGAAGTTTAGACGCAGAACATATTTCAGCAGTAGTAAATTTGTTTGATTATTTTCGCACTAAGTTTGATTTTTCAATTATTATATCACACGTAGATACGATGCGAGATATGGTTGATAATTTAATTGAAGTTAACAAAATAAATAATTTTAGCTGTATTCAACACAATTGATATTTATATAAAAGAATATTAAGGTAATGCAACGTAAAAAAACAGTTTATAAGGGTTTACAGTTTATCGATGTATGGTATACTGATACATCATTAACTTCGCCTGATTATTTTCAAATTTCTGAATTCCCAACTAGATTAACTGCCGGCAAAAATTTATTTAAATTGCTAGGAAACACAACAACGTTAAAAGTCGGGGGATATCTTAATCTTGAAATTTTAGATTATAATGGTGATCCAATTTATTATGAAATTGTTGATTATATTGATGAAGACACAAGTCGAGTAATTGCAATTTATATTTATGAAGATACACCACCAGGCGACTGCACAATAACATTAACTGCTGAAACATTAAATGCACCTCCGGAATGGCAAGGTCGTGCAAACATCAAATGGTTGCGCACTGTACAAGTTAATCCTACTGTAGCAAATGATTCAGAAATTATTTTTGAAACATTGCCAGCAATAACATTATCAGAACAAATTGGCCCGCATTTAGATCGAACATATGCAACAGACCAATTTCCTATATACACCACCGGAAAAATTAAATATTTTTTATTGAATAATCAACCTGCTATTGAAATTAGTGGCGGATCATTCATAAATGATATGACTGCCGGCACAATTACTGTTGCTGCTCCGCAAAATGCAACTCCATTACCAACATATACTCCGTCTACAACGGCATATACATCAAGCATTAAAAAGGTTTTATCTCCAACTACCGCATTGTTAGATACGGCGTACAAGGTATACAGTAGTAAAACTATTTTTCCACATATTTACACAAATTTTGCAAATTCATCATTTTCATTAAAATATGAATCAACACCAACATATACAACAACACAAAATTCTGAGTCATATGCATTAATACAAATTGCAGGATTACAGCCGGCTACGGGCGATGTTTCTAGAATTAAAACGTTCATGAACAATAACGGTACTGTTGGAACATGGGAGTTGATTAATGATATAGAATTAGCAGAAACAGAAATATTTGTAACTGATACAGCATCATTATTTCCAGATACATCTATAGGATCATTTACATCACAAAACAGTATTGATGTATATTGGAACGCAAATGCGTATCGAGGCAAGACTCTAGTAAATCCACCACCAACATTGGTATGGAGTACTGCATCTATTGATAATGCAATGAAAATATCTAGTGCACTTAATTTGGATGCAAAAAATACTGTTTTAAAAATATATACTGATATAAACGGTATATTCCAGGAAAATGCATCATATAAAATAACAATAGATGCATTAGGTACTAGATCAGGAAGTGTAGCTCCTGTATTAGCTATATATATGTCAGGTAGTTCATTTTATCAAGATCCAACAGATTATTTTAATCAGGAATTTCGTACAAAATTTGGAAAACGAATAGGAGAATTACGGGTAACTAGTAATAATCAACGTTTTGACGATTATGTAGTAAATTTTAATTCTGACTACACCGGTACAGGTATTTTACAATTAGTTGTTGAATCAGGAAATTGGCAAGTTGCTAACATAAGAACTACATCAGATAATGATCCTGGATATACACCTGATTATACCAGAATAAAAAGTTTAGTACCAACCGCACATAAATCAAACAATCAACTTTCATTTAAGATTGAATATTATAATGTTGCTGGAGTTAAAAGCAAACAAATTAATTATAGTTTAAACAACAATTGGCAAGGAGGTAATCGTTACATTGATGGTGATTATTCAATGATTACGGGGTCAGTATGGGTTGGCGATTCTTTAAGTAAAGGCCTTGGTATCACAGGAGGTCAAAATGCCGGCCATGTTATGAGTGCAGGCTATCAAGGTTTTGATTCAGGAAAACCAGGATTTTTAATGTGGTCAGGCTCAGTGTTACCTGGAAAATTATCTAATTTCTTACCATATTCCGGAGTTGGACTAGAATTATATCAAAATGCTAACAATTATTTTAGATATTCAACACGAGATAATATATTAGATATAGCCACCCAAACATTTTTATTAGGCGTAGATCCCGGGACATATATATATGGCGACAGCGTTTTAGGTTTAGCAATAAGTTCTTCAAATTTTGCTCTAGATTTTGCCGGCAACGTAACGATGTCCGGTACCATCACCGCAACTGCTGGTAATATAGGCGGATTCACAATCAATACTAATGCGTTATCTAATGCAAACAATTTTTATATATCAGGCGCTGCAACCGGTAACGGCTTCTTTATTTCATCTTCAAAGTTTAATGTAAAAGCAAACGGCGATGTTACAGGAAGCAATGTATTATTTACTGGAGGGAAAATTGGCGGGTTTACAATTAGTAATAATACGTTATCTAACGCAAACAATTTTTATATATCCGGGTCTGCATCAGGAAATGATTTCTTTATTTCATCATCAAAATTCAATGTAAAAGCAAATGGTGATGTTACCGCTTCCTCTGCATTGTTTTCAGGTTCAGTATCAGTTACCGGTAATATCAATGCAACCACCGGAAACATTGGAGGGTTTGCAATCACACGTGATGCAATAACAGGCTCCGGATTTTTCCTGTCAGGATC